TTTACGACAGATTGGCCTGACGTAAATCAAGTCTTTCTTCCTGCATGGATGGAAGATGAAATAGAAGCATTTTAAGCGAAGGAGACAAGACATGAAAATGCTACCTAAGAACCACATCCTTTTTGAAGGATACGAAGCACAATGGCCCAAGCTAGACAAGCCATACGTTTATGACGATGGATGGCAAGGCGCAAACGCAAAGGACGATGGCGCAGCTTATCTTTTGGAATGGAAAATCTCAGAGGAAGAAAAGGAAGAATTAGAGAAGGTCTGCGACAAGTTATACGCAGAAGCCGCTGCAGCCGCAAAAGAAGAGGGCAAAAAGTGGAAAGCAAAACCCATGTATTACCCTTGGCGCGAAATTGAGGACGGCGATAAGCTGGTCTACAATGGCAAGTCCAAAAATAAAGCTGCTTACGGTGACGATCTAACGGCACCGCCAGCGCAAAAAGACGCAAAAGGCAACCTTTTGCCACGCGATTTTCAGCTAACAACTGGCAGCAAGATCAATATTTATGGGTTTCTCAAGCCTTACTCTTTTGGAACAACAAGTGGTGTGCAAATCAGACTGAAAGCTATTCAGGTGCTAGAACTTGCGCCGCCAATGGAACGCCCAAGCGACGATCCTTTCAGCGCGACTGATGGATTTACCGCAGATCAAAAGAAAGACGTGTTTGGCTTGCCGCCAGTGGAAAAGCCGCCCGCGCAAAACGTGCTAGAGGATGAAATTCCATTTTAAGCAAAAAAATGCCCCGCGTGGGATAAGCGCGGGGCAGTCTATGAGACAAGAAAACAATATCCAGTGAGGTAATCGGAGCATTGTTGAGGAAATGATAGGACAGAATGTAGGTAAGATCAAGTACCCAGACGCAACATATAGTGAGTTTGCGCCGCAAATAATAGCCGCGCTGGGTTTAAAGAAAACAAGCCATAAGGAACACCACGGCCCTTGCCCAAATTGCGGCGGGGTTGATCGGTTTTGGATCAGCGAATATCAAGGTTTGGTTAAGGTGAACTGTAGGCAGTGCCAAGACTGGCAGCGCATCATCCAAATATTGCGCGAAATGCACGTTTATCCAGATAAGGAAATCATAAGCGAGACAAGTTATAACGAAAGTAAGAACATGAGCGACGCAGACAACGTGGTCAAACTTCCAGAAAGCGAAGGGCCGCACCCATATTTAACCAGAAAGCGCATAAGGCAACACGATGCAATCATTGATGAGGGAGATTTACACATCCGCATCATCAATAACCAAGGCAAGGTCATCGGCACGCAATTCATAGATGAAAGCGGAAAAAAGAAATTTAACTACGGGCTAGAATACAAGGGTTGCTTTCACGTAGTCGGCGGGCCAATCAAAGAATTTGCCTATCTATGCGAAGGTTTTGCCACTGCCGCAAGCGTACATGAAGCCACGGGAAAGCCTGCAGTGCATTGCCTGAACGCTGCAAACATTACAGATGTTGCGGGGGCGCTTCGTGAGGTTAAACCCGAAACGCGCTTTGTCGTCGCGGGTGACAATGATCCAGCAGGGATCAAAGCCTGCGAAAAAGCATTCGCAGAGCATGGCATAGAGTGCGTCTTGCCAGACGGGGAAGGTTTAGACTGGAATGACGTATGGATTGCCAGAGGTGCAGAGGCCACACGCAAGAAACTAGAACCGCGCAACGTGCTAGACGATGTGATTTTCCCGTGGAACGCCAAGCCACAATTGGACAGCACATATATAATCAAGAATTGGATCACAGAAAACTCAATTAGCGTGGTGTATGGCCCGTCAAACGTGGGCAAGTCGTTTTTCTGCATGAGCCTTGCTTATTACATCGCTGCGGGCGAGGAATGGATCAACAACAAAGTCAAACGCGGATCAGTCCTATATCTAGCCACAGAGGGCGGCAGAGCGTTCGAGAACCGACTATATGCGCTACACGAGGCGCACGGGTTCAACGGTGTATCACTGGCGGTCAGACCTTCGCCCATCAATCTATATGACGCAGAGGAAGATATAGCCAAGGTGGAAGCTATCATGGCGGAAATTGGAAAGCGCATGGAGCCTGTCACGGTTTTGGTAATCGACACATTGGCTAGGGCCACGGCTGGACAGATGGACGAAAACAACAACAGCGAAATGTCTAAGCTAATCGCAGGGCTGGACGCCATACGAGAGCGCACAGGGGTTCACATTATGCTTGTTCACCATTCTGGCAAGGATGCATCAAAAGGGGCGCGTGGTGCGTCTGCATTGCGAGCGGCCTGTGATACAGAGATTGAACTTTCGTTCGACGAAGAAACGCGCGTTCGCACCGCAAGAGCAACAAAGCAGCGCGACATGGAGACTGGCGCAGAGATTAACTTTGTTCTGCAGATAGTTGAGCTTGGGGAAGATGCAGACGGGGATCAGGTCACGACTTGTATCATACGCGAAGCCACGCGCGAAGAAATGGAAGAAGTGCAAAACGATGCGAGGCCGCAAGGGGCAAATCAAAAGCTGTTCCGCAAATGCTTTGTGCAGCTTCGGGGTGAACGTGTGGGTGCGCCCAATCCTGCGGGGGCTGGATGGCCTGACGCGGGCAAATTTTGGTGCATCGACAGCGACACGATAAGGGAACATTTTGTCGGCAAAGTCACAACGAAAGACCCGCAACAAACTTGGACGCAGACTATCGGGAAGCTGCAAGAAAAAGGCTACATAGAGATAAATGCGGGGAAAATCTGGATTGTCACCAAAGAAGGACGAACAAGCGATGGGGAGAAGGGAGCACCATTTTAGTCAGCGTAATGAAATCAATGGGTTAGGTGGGGGAAATAGTGGAAAACCGTGGAAAACCGTGGAATAAAACAGAGAGCGGACCAAAACCACGAAATCACGGTTTTATATATAAAATAAAACCGTGATTAACGTGGTCACGCTGAAATGGTGGGGAAAGGATATATTGATTTGCAGAAGAAAGAATTTCCCAAATGGCTGCAGGATAGGATTGCCGCAGGAACTGCCAAGGTGCATCCGCATGGGACGTTTAAGGCGCGGCGGGGTTTGACGCTAGCGGACAAGCTGCAGAGCGTGACAACGCTAGAGGAATTAGAGGGTTTCGCTAATCGCCGCAAATATGGCGCACAAGTGGAACCGTGGACAGAGGAAGAGAGGAAGGAAATATTATGGCGGAAAACAGAGCTGACGAACAAACGCAAGCCGCGCTAAGGTGGAGCGTTTATGACGATGGGTTGCGCATCTGGTCAAGCGAACGCGGGCAGTATATCGGAACGATACCCACCCGCGAACTAAAGTATATTTTGCGCGACATGGCGCGACGATTGGCTGAGTTGGATTAGCTTGGGTGCGGCTCCCAATCGTCCACGGTTTCATCGTCTGGCACTATCTCGGACCAAGTTTGCGTGTCGTAGTCCCAATCAAGGCCGTGTAGGTCCAATTGGGTTAGCTGGTATTCTGTGGGTTCCATGTGTTCGAATGCGTTGTGCATACGCCAAAATGCAGCATCTATTGCGCGGCAATCGCTTAAGGTTAGGTCAAAGCCATCTGACAAGCTCTGAACCGCGCCGCGTAATGCCTCTATTGCTTCTCGGATTGCGCCGCGCTGGCCATCTGTTAATGCGCTAAATGCGGCGTTTGCTTGCTGCATTTGGTTTAGGTTGTTGATCCAGTCTTGCTTGTCCATCTTATTTTACTCCTAAAAATACGGCAGTTGCTTCTGCCATTGCTTCGATGATGTCTGGCGCGTTTAGGATTAGCAGTGCGAACACTGCAAACCCTGCTAAATCTTTGGCGAATGTTTTTGCCTGTTGTCTCTGTTTGCGTGTCATGTCTCTTGCTCTATTTTGATTGTGCCTACTTTGTTTCCATTGTAGTCGCGCACTGTTCTTTCCATTGTTGATGCATCGTATCCATCGTACACCGCATCACTGAACCACTTAGCTTGCTTGGCTAGTATGTCGGATAGCTCATAGAATGGGTGTGCATCGTGAAACGCGGCGTTATCCATATCAACTGTCATTGTGAATTTCATAGCTCACGCTCCATTTCTAGGATCATAAGGGTCATAAAGTTGTAGTAATTGCGCAAAACGCCATCAATCACCTTGTCGCTAGGGTTTTCTTCGATTGAACCCATCTCAACCGCAAGATCAACTATATCGCCGTTGTAGACTGGGATCGGCAATGCGCAGCCTTCTAGCCACTCTTTGATCGCCTTATGCTTGCCTAAGCGTGGCACTTCCCATCCGTGTTCCTTGCTAAACTTATCCATGATATACGCGATCTTTTCGCGTCTATCTGTTGAGGGGTTATCCCAGCCATCATCTGTGATCTGATCAAGAATATATTGCTTGTAGCGTGGCTTGTATTTTGTGTGATGTACCTTGGTCATTGTCTCGTTTCCTTTTTGTTGTGTTGTGGTATCACTATGAAAGCAAAGTGATACCCTGTCCATTGTTACGTAGCGTCACTTTAGGTCATTCGCTACATTTACGGGGAATGTTTCCCCATGTTCCATCATGCAATCAACTGCAGCGATCTTTGCCGCGTCTAGTGTGTCGTAACGGGTGTTGCACAATGCTGCGGGTACGCGGCCCACAAAGATAAACTTGCCAGTTGGTGCCTTAGTAATTACTGCTGCTTTGAACATGGTCTTTCCTTTCTTATGCTAATGTTTTGGTGAAATCTGGCATTAATCCGTCAATCACTTGAACGCGCATTGCGTGGCAATTATGCTTTTCTTTTAGTATGCGCATTACCTTTCTTGCTTGTTCCATGCTTGCCGCTTGCGTATACAATGGCTGCTCATGCAGCTTGTCGGATTGATCTGCGGTTAATCCCCAAATAACGTATTCCATGGTGTAATCCTTTCCTATGTTTAACCCATGCAAAGGGCGCACGCTCTGGTGCGCCTAATGGATGGCTTAAAGGTTACTAGTGTTTACTGCGCGGATAACGCCGTGACGTGTCATCCATGCGGTGTTATTAATCAGGAAGCGGTCGCCGTCATTTTGCGTGACGGTCAATCCCTCTTTCTGCGCGGCCTTTGCCATTGCGCCAGTGTCGCCGTAAGGCAAATCAAACGCGCCAGCTTGGATAAGGTAGTAATTAACGATTGAACCGTGATTTGCTGCGCGGTGCATTGTCTTTGTGATGATCTTGTCCATGGTGTATCCTTTCCATTGCTTGTGATATCAATGTAATATCTAAACAGTATCAATGCAAGAGCATAAAGCCAAAGTGACGTAACGTCACAAAACCAGCGCAACACACATTGACGCCACAGTCGCACACGGACGCGCGCGAATAGAACAAGTGTTCAATTAAGTCAATCATTTTGCAATCTGGACTTATCCAGTGTGGCAAACTGGCATTATCAAATTTAACATAATATTATCCAATTCATTAACCCATTGATATTGCTTAATAAAAATATCCGATAATGTGTATTATGTTAAATTATGCTTGATATAGCCAGTTTCCGCCTTGGTTTAGGTCCAGTTTCGCTGGAACCCCCCCCGTCTAGCCCCCACCCCACCCCCTATTATTATTATACATTCCCACACAGAAAAATTCGTGTTATACAATTCGCAGGGGTGCTACCTCGTGATGTGCCTTCCCTCCCTGTGGCGCAACCCATTTCCTTCCTGTAGCACCCCCACCCACCCCACGTATTGCTTTATTGTGGTATCATGTTAAAATTTGCGAAAAATCACAGAAGGATTTGGTATGGCTGGTAAGTCATTGCAGAAGCAACGCTTAGCTGAGATTGCTAATAGGGGTGGTGCTGATTATTTGCGTGAGTGGTTGCTTGAGGGTAAGACGATCAAAGCGCTTGCTGCAGACATGGGTATGCATCGCGGAACTCTTCGCAATCTTATATTGAAAGACCCAGAGTTGACTAAAGCGGTAGATGAGGCGCGCTTACATGCTGCAGATGCGCACTTTGAGGATACCTTTGATTTGCTGAACGAGGTGAATGAGCGCCGCCAGAGAGAGATTTTTGAGGCGCTTGATGAGGATAGCACGCGGGACGCGAGTGAGGCTAATGTTAGTCAGGTTGACCTTGGGTTGCTCAAGCAGAAGATTGGTCAGAAAAACCTAGCTGCAGCCAATTATAACCCTGAGCGGTACGGTGGGCGCAACCAGCAGCAAATCAATATTAATATCGGTGATTTTCATTTAGATGCGCTGCGGAAGGTCAAGGTGATTGATCATGAGTAATCTCGCAGAAAATACGATGATTGACTTTGTGCAGCGGTATCGCAAAAAGCCTGCTTTATTTGTGCAGGAAGTGCTTGGCGTGGAGCCATTGCCGTATCAGGCAGAATTTTTGGAAGCGATTGCGTCTGGCGAACGCAAGATTAGCATTCGGTCTGGTCATGGTACTGGTAAGTCTACAGCAGCATCGTGGGCAATGCTATGGTATTTTTTGATGCATTACCCAAATAAAGTTGTTGTAACTGCGCCAACCAGCAGCCAGCTTTTTGACGCGTTGTTTGCAGAGTTGAAGCGTTGGATAAATGAGCTGCCAGAGAGCTTGCAAAGCGTGCTGAATGTGAAGTCAGACCGCGTAGAGCATATGTCTGCGCAGAGTGAGATGTTTATTTCCGCTAGAACGTCACGCGCTGAAACGCCTGAAGCTTTGGCTGGTGTTCACTCTGAGCATGTTATGTTGGTTGTGGATGAGGCTTCTGGTGTGCCTGAGCAGGTATTTGAGGCTGCGGCTGGGTCTATGTCGGGTCATAGCGCGACGACGATTATGCTGAGCAACCCCACGCGGAGTAGCGGTACGTTCTTTGAAAGCCAGACTAGGATGGCGGATAGCTGGTGGACGCGCAGGTGGTCTTGCGTGGATAGTCCGTTGGTGTCGGATGAGTTTGTTGAGGAGATGCGGATTAGGTATGGTGAAGAAAGTAATGCTTATCGTATTCGTGTGCTGGGTGAGTTTCCGCTTGCTGACGATGACACGATTATCCCGTTTCATCTTGTGGAGAATGCTACGCATCGTGATGTGCAGATTGATGAGGATACCAAAGCGGTCTGGGGGTTGGACGTAGCGCGCTTTGGGCAGGATAAGACTGCGCTGTGTAAGCGTCAGGGTCCGATTGTAACTGAGCTTAGGGCTTGGTCTGGGCTTGATTTGATGCAGACTGTAGGTCGTGTTGTTGCTGAGTATGAGGCGTTGCCGCCCTCACGTCAGCCCACGCAAATCCTTGTTGATAGCATTGGCGTAGGCTCAGGTGTAGTGGACCGCCTGCGTGAGATTGGCTTACCTGTGCGCGGCGTGAATGTTGCTGAAAGCCCGTCTATGGGTGATACCTATCTTAATCTGCGGAGTGAGCTTTGGTTTAAGACTAAAGGTTGGCTTGAGGATCGTTCTTGCAAGTTGCCGAAGAATGACCAGCTTATCGCAGAGCTAACCAGCATTCGCTACAGCTTTACCAGTTCAGGCAAGATGAAAGCTGAGAGTAAGGATGAGATGCGGAAGCGTGGTTTGACCTCGCCTGACTTGGCTGATGCGTTATGCTTGACGATGGCTTCTGATGCTGCGACTGCGTTATCTGGGTCATTCTCTAGCTGGCGTGGCGAAATTAGAAGGAATTTGCGTGGAATTGCGTAATGTGATACGTTTGGCGTAACTGTTTAGCGGAGATTAAATTATGGCTTTATGTAAAACTTGCCCAACACCAGCGGCATGTAATCGTGCTGGCAAGTGCCAGAAGAAAAAATACTCAGGGCGCAGCGGGGCTTCTACCGTAAAAAGTGATATTGGTTTTGGACCCAACATGGGGGCTTACACTGATACGAATACTGTAAGAAGTGGGGCGAAATCACGCACTACTTACATTCGTGACCGCTTTCAGGGCGGCGGTGTGAGTAAGCAAAAGCCATACAAGATAAAGCATAAAAACTAATGGCGAAGGGTCTCTATGCAAATATTCATGCAAAGCGTAAGAGAATTGCAGCAGGCTCTGGCGAAAAGATGCGCAAAGCTGGTGCAAAAGGTGCGCCAACAGCTAAAGCATTTAAGAAAGCAGCTAAGACAGCTAAGAAGAAAGTAAAGAAGTGATGTAATGTTTACCGCGTTTGTTCTCTTATGCGCCCAGAATTACTGCTTTGCAGTCGGTGGGCCTGCGTATGTTGATGAGAATGAATGCATTGCTGATTTTATGCAGAACGGGGTTCCATCTTTGCAGGTGAAATATCCAACGTATACAATTAAGCAGGTTAAGTGTTATGAATGGGAAAAGCAGGTGAAGTCCTAATGCCGTATTCTAAGTATAGCCCAAAGCAAAAAAAGTTAGCCGCAGTGGCTCCACCACGCAAGAAAATTACTGGCGCAGACTTAAAGAAGCTGAGCAAAAGCAAAAAAGGTAAGAAGAAATGAATGCAGGACAGGCATTAGGCTTATTGGCTGGCTTGGGCGCGGTTAATGCGCTAGGTGGCGGCAGATTAGAGGAAGCGCTTGGTGGCAGGGCCGCAACAGGCAGGCGCTTCACTGGCTTGCTAGATATGTTGGATGGCGGCGGTGCAGGCGCATCTGGCGATAAGTTTGAAGGCGGTGGCTTAGTTTCGATGTTGGGCAATCTTTTTGCTAAACCACTTGAGGCGCAGGAGCGTGTTGAGGAAATTGCTGCACGCACATCTTCAAGAGATAGAGATAGCTCGCCTAGGCCAGTTTTGCGTCCAGAGGGTTTGCTCTCTGAAGCGCAAAAAGAACAAATCGTAATGGACCAAATCGTAAACCCAGATGTGTACGGCATCGGTGAGGGTGGCGAGTTTGCAGGCTCTATGCTTGCTCCACGCGCAACTGCGCCAGCCCCAAGCTACGCAGATATGTATATGGGCGAAGCTGGTCGCGGTGCGCCTAGCATGCCTCGCCCAGTAGCAACAACTGCAGCGCTAAGCCCAACAGGCGACATGGCTTCAGGCGTTGCTCCAGTCGCGCCAATGTCGGAGCAGTTGGGCCTGATAGCTCCAGCTACGCCAACAACAGCTTATCCATCAGCAATGTCCCCATCTGCGCCCGCTATGCCGCAGGAAATCATGTCTTTCCGTGAGTTTGTAGATGCGGAGCGTGCAGCTATGTCTGGCGCGGATCGTTATTTAGACCCAGCAAACTATCGTCGCGGCTATGCGCGCTATTTAAGCTCTATGGGCATAGACCCAGTAATGATGGGAATGTAATGCCTAAAGACCCCCGCCTCGCCCGCGCTGGAGTATCGGGTTATAATAAGCCCAAGCGTACTCCAAGCCACGCTACTAAGTCACACGTGGTTGTGGCTAAGGAAGGCGATAAGGTTAAGACCATTCGTTTTGGTCAGCAAGGCAAGACGGGCGATAAAACTATGACAAAGCGTGCTAAGTCGTTTAAGGCAAGGCACGCTAAAAACATAGCCAAGGGCAAGATGTCTGCGGCGTACTGGGCCAACAAAGTGAAGTGGTAGACCATATAGTAATATATATGCTATAAATAGCCAATCTTAGGAGTTTAACATGGCAATTACAACCTACGCAGAATTGCAAACTGCAATCGGGGATTGGCTAAACCGCGCTGACCTCGATCAAAAAATCCCAGACTTTATTCGTTTAGCGGAAAGCACCTTAAACGACGTATTGCGCAGCGCTGACATGGTTGCGTCAAATACAGCCGCAATTACATCTGGTCGCGCAACGCTGCCAGCAGATGCGTTAGAAGTTGTATACGTTCAGGTTGCGTCTACAGAGGATGAGCCGCTAGAGCAAATCACACCGCAGCAGCTTACAATGCTGCGTCGCACGCGCACACGCGATGCAGCAAACCCACGTTTCTTTGCGATTATTGGGCGTGAGTTAGTTGTAACGCCATCCCCATCAACTTCACTTTCGATGGACATTGACTATTACCAGCGCATTCCTGCTCTCACTGATAGCAATACGACAAACTGGCTTCTGACAGATGCGCCGCATGTGTATCTTTACACGTCATTGCTGCATGCAACGCCATTCCTAATGGATGACGCTCGTTATCAGGTGTTTAACAACACGGTGTCGCAGCAAGTCATGGCGGCAGTTAAGTCACAGCAGACGCTATCGTTTGATGACGTTAAATCTGCTGGCTTCTCGTTGTCTGCGCCTGCTGACGTTGCATCTGCTCAACAATCTGCATTGGCTGCTGTTAGCAACGCTGCAAACAATGGGTAAGGTGACACATGCCATCGACATACGCGGAACTCAAAGACCAAGTTAGAAACTTCATCAATAAGCCTGACATTGATCAGACGATTGATACGTTTATTGACTTGGCGGAAGCCGACATCGCGCGCAAGGTTCGCCATTGGAAAATGGAAAAGCGTGCGACAGTTCAGCTAGACGATCAGTATTCGCGTGTGCCGACTGACTGGCTAGAGAGCATTCGCTTTTACTTGAGCGGTGGTGATACCTATGAGTTAAAACAGGTTGGTCACGCTGAAATTATTAATCGCCGCATGAACTCAGGAAATACATCTGGCAGGCCAAAGTATTATACAATGAGCGATAGTGCGTTTGAAATATATCCAACGCCTGACGCTGAGTATACAGCAGAACTTCTGTATTACGCTAAAAACGAGGCTCTGTCTGATAGCAACACATACAACTGGCTACTGCAGGATGCGCCTGACGTATATTTATATGGTGCGCTAATGCATACTGCGCCGTTCTTGGGTGATGATGCGAGACTGCCAGTTTGGGCCAACCTGTATCAATCTGCGCTGGATAGTGTTAATCTTGCCTCAGAAAAATCGCGCACACAAAGCACTGGTTTGCGCATGAGTATTAGGAGTTACTAATGAGTTTTACAGACTATCTTGAAGATAAGATACTGGGGCATGTGTTTGAAGGCACCGCCTATACCGCGCCGTCAACGTTATACGTTGGGCTGCACACGTCTGCGTCTAGCGATAGCGCGGCAGGCACTGAGGTGTCTGGCGGGTCATACGCACGTCAAACTGCTACGTTTTCTGTCAGTGGCACAAGTCCAACGGAAGCGGCAACAACATCTGCGATTGAGTTTCCGACTGCAACAGCCTCATGGGGAACCGTGACATACGCTGGCGTTTACGACGCGTCTAGCGGTGGAAATTTGCTTGCATATGCACAGCTTACCGATCCAAGCGATTTTACTACTGCCTTGCCTAAGACAATTGAAACGGGCGACATTTTTCGCATTTCTGCTGGAAACTTGAAAATACGATTGGACTAATCGATGGCTACTATTGTTACCCGCTCTGGGAAGGGTTCACCGCTCACGCATGCAGAGGTGGACAGCAACTTCACTAACCTGAATACAGATAAACTGGAGCTGTCTGGCGGCACCATGACGGGTAACTTGTCCTTCGGCGACAACGACAAAGCCATCTTCGGCGCAGGGTCTGACCTACAGATTTACCATGATGGGTCTAATAGTTATATTGATGACGCAGGGACTGGCAATCTAACAATTCGTGCAAATCAAATTAACTTTGACAAATACACTGGCGAAGCAATGGCTCGCTTCCGTGCGGATGGCAATACTGAATTATTCTACGATAACGCAGCCAAACTCTCCACCACCAGCACAGGCGTAGACATCACGGGTACTTTGACCAGCGATGGGCTGACTGTGGATCGTGAAAACTTAACTGATTTAAAAACTTGGGCTAACTCTGACGTGGGGTCGATTGATTTTTACCAAGCCCAAAACTACCCAATATCCAACGGTTTTTATCGTTCACTTGATATTAACGCAGGAGCTGGAAATGCGGGTAGTATTATTAGGCTTTTAACTCAGGAACCTTCAAGTTCCAGCAAGCAGCGTATTTTAATTGATCGCACGGGCGACATCAGCTTCTACGAGGACACAGGCACGACTGCCAAGTTCTTCTGGGATGCGAGTACGGAACGGTTGGGGATTGGGACGAGTTCGCCTAGTGAGTTAATTTCTGTTGAAGGTACTGTTTTATCAAATTCAGATGCACCATATATTGCCCTTTCTGCTGGGAGGCCAACAGATAGATATAGTGCTATTGGATTAAATAAAGGTGGAACATCGAACCAAGTAGGGTTGTCTTTTTACACAACAAATAATCTTGATACCCCGACTGAGAAGATGCGCATCGACAGCAGCGGGAATGTCGGGATTGGGACGAGTTCATCTGCTTCGGGAGGTGGAATAAAATTAAATTTAAATGGGTCTAGTGGTGGAGGTATTCAGTTTACAAATAATAATAATGGCGGTGGTGCTATTATTCCTCTAAATGCTGGTGGTCAAACGTTTTATACATTTACTGGTGCTGTTGGCTCAGAAACATACACAGAACGCATGCGCATCGACAGCAGCGGTAATCTAATTGTCGGTGCAACTAGCGCAGTTGGTGATATACACGGCCAAAGATCAGACGGTGCAATGTTATGGTTGGGCCGCACAACAAACTCTGGTCAAACAACTGCTTTGCTTGGTGAGATTAGATTTGGAGATACTGCATTTGATAGTAACTTAGCTGCTATACAATCAAATTTGGATGGAAGCACAACAAGCAGTAATTTGCGTTTTTACACTCAAGCTACAAGTGCAGCATCAGCAGAACGCATGCGCATCGACAGCTCAGGCAATGTCGGGATTGGGACGAGTTCGCCTAGTTCTTTTAACTCAGCAGCTAATAATCTTGTTGTGGGTACTGGCGCATCTGGAGATGATACTGGCATAACAATATACACAAACTCAAATTCATCTGCTCATTTGTTGTTTGCTGATGGAACATCTGGGAATGCTAGTTATGCTGGTTATATAAGATATAATCATCCTAGTGATTTTATGGCTTTCCATAATAATGGCGGCAACGAACGCATGCGCATCGACAGCAGCGGTAATCTGTTGGTGGGGACTACTGATGCATCTCAAGCAGCTAATACTTCTGGAAACGGTACT